AGACGGATTCATAGAATGCGGATTGCGTTGAATGCGCTGTTGGACGAGCTTGCGGAAGAATTGTCAGAAGAATCGGATGGACCACATATGGGGGCTCAATCTCAGGAGTATGAGCAATGAGCGTGTTGGATAAGATTAGGGAATTGTCTGCCAAGCCGGTCTCGGCTGCCACAGTCCTTCCCGTATCTGAGGACGATCTGGAGATTAAGCTCCGCCGCAAGGCTGGGGTGCTGGCTGCATTCGGGCTCGCAGACAAAACGATTGCGGATACGTTGTTCGTCTCACTTGAACAAGTGGCAGCAATCAAGGAAACGCACGAATTCAAGCAATCGTGCGCCAAGCAGACCGAGGAACGGACCCAGCGGCTGATCGATCTGGAACAGGGCTGGGACGGAATCGAGGAAGCCAGCACGGCGCAGGTTCTCCACCATCTCATGCACTCGCGCGATCCGGAATTCGCCCTCCGCGCAGCAATGGTCGCCAATCGGGCGCAGCGTAGGTCGCCTGCGACACTCGGTCGAGTCATCGACGCGTCCAATGTCGGCAACGTCATCACGCTGACGGTGAATCGGAACTACGTGCAGAACATCACCAACCAGGAAAATGGAGGCAAGAAGGCCACGGTTGAAATCCAAGGTGAAGTCAAAGAAATCCCGCGTAAAGCCAGCGACATCTCGTCGCCCAAGCGCCTCGCGGACCTCCTTGGCATCCACGAAGAAGGCAAAGCGCAGAAGGAAATAGCCTCGTTGGCTGAATCTCTCGGGGTAAGTTTGGACGAATTGGAAGAGATAGCGCCGAGAGGCTGACAGCGGGTGAGTCCCCGACGCCCGCAGGGCTAGGGCCGTGAGAAGCGTAATCATCGAGAGGGTGGGCATATTAGTGAGACTGAAGAATTCAATCTGAATTCATTCTCAAGCTCCTTCAAAGGGGCCGAGACCGTCCACGCGCAGATGTCCGTGGGCGAAATTGTCGCCGCCCTGCGGGACGATTGTACGTTTTTCATGAATTTCTTCCTCGCGGAGGAATTGTCTTTCCCCGTCCCGGCGTTCCATCCCTCGACGTGGGAGTACATGACGCGCGTCAGTGTGGAGCAGGTAGCTATCGCGCTCCCCAGAGGACACGCGAAGACGACGTTAGCCAAGCTGGCAGCGGTGTGGTATTTGTTATTCACCCCCTTCCGGTTCATCATCTATGTCTCCAATACGCATACCGTGGCCGCCGAAGCCTGTCGCGACATTATGAATTACATCCGCTCGGATAATTTCGTCTCCGTATTCGGGCTGGTCGAGTTCGAAGTCATGCAGGATCAGAAGGGCTTCTACAAGTTCAGACTGAGGTACATAGATGCTGCCGGACAGGTCAAGGAGAAATACTGTATCCTCAAGGCACTTGGCGCTGGCCAACAGATACGCGGGCTCAACATTGACAACACCCGCCCGCAATTGGCGATTGTGGACGATCTGGAGGACAATGACAACACCGCCACGCCCCTAATGATTAAAGGGCTGTCTGCGTGGTTCTTCGGCCCATTCGCCAAGGCCCTGTCCAGGCAGCATCGGAAGATCATCTACATTGGGAACATGCTGTCGAATAAGTCTCTCCTGTATGACTTCTGTGAGAATGCCCAGGACTGGCATTCGCTGAGATATGGCTGTCTCCTGGGGAACGGCGAGCCGCTGTGGCCCGACATGTGGTCGCTGGAGAAGATTAAGGCTGATTACGAGTCATACAGACGGCGTAACTTGCTGCATTTGTGGTTTGCCGAGATGATGAATCTCCCGATCGCGGAGGGTAATCTGCTGATTGACGGAGATGATATACCGTATGCGCCTCCCATGATACCGGGAGAGCAGACTGCGGCGTTCATCACGATTGACCCGGCGATTTCAGATAAGACATGGGCCGATCAGTGTGCCATCGTCGTCCACGCCCTCTCGCCAAATGGCTATTGGCAGATTGCGGAAGTGGTCGCGGGCCGCTTCCAGCTGAATGAGGTATTCTGGCTGATCGTCGAACTGTCGGCGAAATGGCAAACTCGCGTGGTGGGAATTGAGCAGGCAGGCTTCCAGATGGCCCTCAAGTTTCTCTTCGAAACCCTGTCCGCCGTTCACCATCAATATTTCGACATCGTGGAGATTCCACACAAGAATCAAGCGAAGGTGCAGCGCCTTGCGGTGTGGTGCTCATTCCTCAGGAAGAAGGAATGGGTTCTGAATGAGGGCGAATATGTCATCACCGAGCAGTTGCTCTCGTTTGACCCGATGAAGAAAGCTAACCGAGATGACATCATAGATGCCTGCTCGATGGGTGTCGTGATGATTAATCTCTATCTCCCCGCCATCATGGAGTCGCACGCCATGATGCCCGCACGGGATATGTACAAGGTCCGATCCGGACGTGAAGTAGCGAGGATTTGAAAATGGCATCGACAACGAAACCGCGTCCTCCCTCGGGAGTTACAGGAAGACCCTTGGCGGCAAAGGACCCGCAGTCCACAGGCGTCCAGCCCAAGTTGACATCCTCCGACTACGAGGCACTTCCCATTCTCCGGAGTCCAGACAAAGAGAGCGCACTCGTCAATTACATCCTCGATCGCGTCAAGCAGTCAGACGAGGAACGTCGCAGACGCGCTGCCCGGGCCCAGGATATCGACGTGCAGATCAGCGGCTACATCTCCCACAAGAAGGAGGATCGCAAGCGCGCGTCGGACAACAAGGGGGGCAAATCTCCCAAGCCCGCCAACATGTCTCTCCCGCTCGCCGGGGCCCAGATCGACGAATGCGTTACGTACATGATGTCCGTGTACGCTCCAGAGATGGATTTCTGGGAAGCTGTCGCACCGGCCGACAAGCAAGTCATGGCTCAGGCCGTCGTCGGCGAGTTGAACAGACACGGGCAGAAGGGCCAGTATTATCGGCACATCACGCGTATGTGTACGGGTGCGATTCGATATAACTTCGGCGGGCTTACGATCAACTGGGAGAAACAGACCGGCAACGTGTTCAAGGGCCAGCCGGGCGGCGTCGCAGAGAAGAAGGTTGATACAGTATGGGAAGGCAATGTCGTCAAGTCGATTGATGTGTACAACTTCGGTTACGACACGTCAGTCCATCCTGTCGATCTGGCAGCTGAGGGGGAATTCTTCTGGGAGGTCGAACGCATTACGCCATTCCGCGCTCGCCGCATGGCCCAAGCAGGAATGCTATTTGGCATCAATCGCTACCTTGGTCAGACGCTGACTCCGAACGCAATCAACACGATGGACGGGAAGAGTTTCTATCTCGCGCCTCCATCCGTTCGTGACGATTCCTCCTACGCAGATGGAACGACGAATTGGGTTTCGCTTCTGCGGGCGTCGGATGTTCAAGAATCTGCCCCCGGGCTTGAATTGCTCAAGTTCACGGCGTGGTTGAATCCCAAGAAGCTCGGTCTCGGTACGTCAGACGATCTGGAATGCTGGCGGCTCATCGTCGCGAATGGCAAGTACATCACATTTGCCCACAAGCTCGATACGACGCACGGCATGTTGCCTGTCGCCATTGCCACGCCGCTCGAAGACGATCTGAAGAATGAGCAGCGCACGCACGCCGAACAGTTGATACCGTTGCAGAACTTTGCCTCCTTCTTGATGAATTCTCATCAGCAAGCTCATCGCAAGTCGATCTATGGGATTTCGGTGTACAATAAGCAACTGTTCCCCGGACTGGATGCGGAACAGACAGACATGGCCTCCGCTCTGATTCCCATGCAGTCATCCTCGTCTGGTATCGACATCGACAAGGCGTTTCGTCACTACGACACCGCCCCGAACACGTCAGGCAACGTCGTCGACATCGGCAATATCATCCAGCTGATGCAGAAGATTCTGCCGACAGACATGGTCCAGCAGGTAGCTGATCTTGAACGCGCGACTGTGTACCAGGCGGCTGCGACCGTCCAGGCAGGCAACCGGAGACAGCTGAAGATTGCGCGGATGATTTCCGACCAGTGTCTGAACATTGCCAAGTTCCAGATGATCTACAATCTGTACGAGAATGTCCAGTCCATCGACTACGTTGACCCGAATGGGCAGCGGACGGTAATTGGGATGGGCGACATTGTGGCTGCCGGGATCGAGTACGAAATCGGCACCGGATTGAAGGGTATTGATCGGCTGATCACCGTCCAGATCATGCGGGATGTGCTCAACTTCATCATCCAGTCTCAGCAGGCGCTGACGGAATTCGATGTCGTCTCGCTCGTCAATTACTTCGCCACGCTCGCCGGTGACAAGACGGATTTGAGGCAATTCCGCCGTGGCGCTCCGGGAATGGCCCCGGCTGTCGTCGCCACACCCCCTGGGGCCGCCCCCACACAAGGCCAGCCGGGTCAAGCTCCTGCGCCCACGCAGACACAGATTGGTCAGCCCGGACAATAAGATGGCTCAAGAACAACCACGCGAACGCGACATCATCTTCCTCTCCGTTTCAGCCTTCGACGACTTGTCGAAACAGGAACAGGACTTCTTGGCTGCCCGCATGGGCGACCCACTCTTCTCTCGTTTCATCGACGGCCAACTCTCAGCCGCCTCGAAGCAACGGGATGAACTAAATCCAGACGAGAACATCACAGATGTGGACTTCCGGCGTCTGTCTCGCGAATACTATCTTGTCTGGCGCTTCTGGAAGGATTTTCAAGATTTCTCCCAAGCATGGATTGCGCGCTCACAGCAACGGCAATCGTAATCAAAGAAAGGAACTGCGCAGATGAGTATGTTCGATGGATGGATGAATTCTGCTGACAAGGTTCAGCCCAGACAGCAGGCGAATAATCAGCAGCCTCAGAATCCACCACAGAATGGAGGAAATCCTCCAAATAGTGGAACTAACCCCAATCCTAACCTCGAAAATAACCCTGGAACTAACCAGGACCTCATTGCTACTATATGGGATGAAACGAAGGGCGCAGATCAGCCCGGCGGAAATCCCGGAAATCAGCAGTCTCAGAATCAACAGCCTCAGAATCAGGCGAACGGCCAGCGGACAAGTGAACAGATCAATCAAGAAATCTCGCAACACCTCAACTCCGTCGGTCTCGGAGAGCTTGCCATCACGGCTGAGCAGATGCAGCAGTTCCAGGGCGAGAATGGCACCGTCGAACTTGCTAAGTTCGTCAACACCCGCATTCAGCAGTCCTACATGCAGGCCATCCAGTCGTCTCAGAAGCTTTTCACCAATCAGCTGGAGAAAATCCTTCCAGAGATGGTCGAGCAGGCTGTCGGCAAGTCCAAGCAATTCTTCACCGGCGAGAACCTTCGTGCCTCCATGCGCACGGATGAATTTCTCAAGCCCTTCATGGACGACCCGGCCATCGCCCCGGTCGTTGAGACTGTCATGCGACAGTTCATCGTCAAGGGCTCAGACCGCAACAAGGCCATGGAGCAGACGAAGCAATACTTCAAGCGTATTCGCCAGGTTATGGACCCTGAAGGATACATCGAACCCAACCCAAATACCCGGACAACATTCCGGGGGAATCCCCGCACATTGGGGAATACAAGCTTCATAGACATCCTCAAGGGGAATGGCTAAGAAGCCGGACTAGGAAGGTGCGTCATGAGATATACAAAAATCTGTGAAACCATCGGGGGCGACGTTTACCTTCCGATTTCTTTGTGCTTCGCCGTCAAGGGCGTGTTCACATCAGACAGCGGGATCATCGGCGACCCGAAGGGGGACTTCGCGTCAGCCCTTCTGCAAGAAGTCCCCAATGGTACGGCTCCATTCTTCGCCCTCTCATCGGGCATGAATACGGAGAATGCCACTGACACGATCATCCATTGGTTCGAGGAACAGCATCTGTCCGGTCGTACGCTGACGGCGGAAGCAGTCTCGGCGGCTGAGACGGCGATCGACGTTGTCGACGCATCTTCGTACGTCGCTGGCGTTGTTCTGCTCGCTGAAGAAACTGGCGAATTGCTGTTCGTTACTGCCGTCTCCGGCAATACGATCACGGTCGTCAAGGGCTTCGGTGGTACGACCGACGGCACGATTTCGACGGCAACGGGCCTCCAGCGTATCGGTACGGCGTACGAGGAAGCATCCTCCAAGCCGACCGCCGTCGCGAATCAGGGCTATCCGCGCTTCAACTACATGCAGGTATTCCGCAATACGTGGAATATCTCAGGTACGGCGCAGGCGGTGGACTACTACACCGGCTCCAAGGCCGCCAAGACGCGGCGTGATGCCTCGCTCATGCACGCGGAAGACATCGAACGGTCTTTGATGTTCGGCAAGAAAGTCACCGGTGTCGTCAACGGCGTTCGCTTCTCCATGATGGACGGCCTTCGCGCCCAAATCACGACCAACGTGACGGCGGCCGGTGCCACCACAGACTGGCAGGATGTCGACGCTTTCCTGCGCACTATCTTCGAGAAAAACATCAAGGGCAAGCCAAATGAGCGTATTGCGCTCGGCGGCAACGGGGCTCTCGCTGTTCTGAACGACATTGCGCGCATCGAAGGCCAGATTATGCTGTCCGTCGGCCAGACGGATTTCGGCCTCAATGTGAACAGGTGGATTACGCCCTACGGCAACATCTCCCTGCTCACCCATCCGCTCATGGTGGAAAATCCACTGTGGACGAAGGACATGGATGTCTTCCATCCAGGCGCAGTCACGATCAAGTGGCTTCGCCGCACGTTCGAGGACAACTATGACCGCGATGGGACACGGGCTGGCGTCGACGCCGACTTCGGCATCTACACGTCAGAACTGTCGCTCAAGTACGGTCTTGAACGGACCGGCGGGCGCTTCACAGGCCTGACGGCAGGTGCGGCAGTTCCTGCGTAAATTGTTACGTGGGGTGGTGATGAAGACGCCACCCCACTTCTCACGCGCGCTCAAACGTGGAGATGAAAATGCCTGAATTTACATATCTCACAACGTCCCCTACCCTGTCGATCAAATTAGCTGGCAGACGCTGGCAATCTGTCGGCGGCATTCTCACATTGTCAGACGCCGCAGCGGCGGAACTCGATGCCCTGCTCACCAGTTCAGATCGCTCAGACATCAGGGCGCAGGTTAAGAAAGTCGACATGGAAGCTGCGGCCAAGCGGGCTCGTGACTATGTTGAAGAACAGCGGAGACATCCGGCGGCCACCCGCGGTGTGGTTACATCGACGAGCCAAGCTTCGGCCCTTCTTCGAGACGCCAAGAGGGCTCAGGAGACTACGATCTTGACGGGGGTTGAAAATCCAATCAATACCGATTCGCAGAGAAAAGCGTCTCGTGGCGTGCTGGACGTTACACAGATGGAGACCGCTCCACCAAAGCCTGGT